AGCAGCGAGCCAAACCTACAGAACATCCCAAGCGGTGGTGAGTACGGCAAACTGATTCGTAACTTGTTCATCGCACCTGAGGGTTACAAGTTAGTTGTGGCTGACTACTCACAGATCGAACCACGCATCATCGCAGCATTCTCTAATGACCCAATCATGATGAAGAACTACCTAGAAGGTGGGGATATCTATACCACCATCGGTGACACTGTAGGACTGAACCGTAAAGCAGGTAAGGTCTTGGTGTTGGCTATGTCCTACGGCGTTGGACCTGACAAGATCGCTGAACAACTAGGTCTGTCATTGAAAGAAGCCAAGGATCTCTTAGAAGACTTCACAGGTAGATTCCACGACATCGCCAAGTACAAGGCAAAGGTTATTCGTTTGGCAGAGAACAAGCGCCCAACTCCTTATGTAGAGACTCTCTTAGGACGGCGTCGTTATCTTCCAGAACTGCGAAGCAGCGAGAAAGGACTACGAGCAAGAGCAGAACGTCAGGCATTTAATACAGTAATCCAGGGATCTGCTGCAGATGTCATGAAATTAGCAATTGTAAGGGCGCATTCGTGTTTTTTGGATGAGCCAGAGGTGAACGTCCTCTTGACTGTGCACGATGAATTAGTTACTGTTACGCCAGAACATCTTGCTGATGAGGTAGCGGAAGCAATCCGCGTGTCGATGGAGGGAATCTCCTTCCCACAGATTACAGTTCCTCTTATTGCAGATGTAAAGATCGTTAACAAGTGGGGAGAAGCCAAGTGAGTGATTTTTGGGCCAAGAAGTTAGGCACTCAGATACAGCAACCTGCAACTCAAGCACGTCCAGAGAACATGCCTGTTGCACCATCGCAGACGCCTATGCAGCAGATGCCACAACCAGCGCAGCAACCAGCACTACGCCTTCCAAGTTCCACACAGACAGGATCATGTCCAGACTGTGGTTCGGCTAATTACATGTCAGTGCAGGGAGCAAAGGCTCGATGCATGGACTGCGGTTATCCAGTAGAACAATCAGGAAGTAAGTACGGATCATTGGCTGGAGCGCACATTGAAGGCTCGGCTAAAGAAGCACGCGGCAACGACACCACCAACAACTACAACCCACAGAACATCATCGGAAGAGTGAATTAATGAATGACGAAGCAAAGAAGGTTATGGCTCTCCTTAATAAAAAATTTGGAGACAATGTTGTTGTTGTGGCTAGTGACATTCGTTCTGATCTTATTCCTCGCATTACTTCTGGGTCTACGACTCTGGATTACGTTTTGGGTGGCGGTTTCCCTGGTAATCAGTGGAATGAACTTATTGGCGAACCTTCTCACGGAAAAACTGCGCTTGCTCTTAAGACGATTGCTGCAAATCAAGCACTAGATCCAGAGCACACAACTGTATGGGTTGCCGCAGAGCAGTGGGTGCCTGAGTACGCAGAGATGTGTGGCGTGGATACCTCTCGCGTTATTGTGATTGAGACTTCCATTATGGAAGAGGCCTATCAAGCAGTCATCAACTTTGCTGAGTCGAAGTCTATTGATGCAATCATTATTGATTCACTGCCAGCCCTTTCCCCTGCCCCTGAAATGGAGAAAGACATGTCAGAGGCTACAGTTGGTCGTGGAGCACTCCTTACCAATAAATTCTTTAGAGTTGTCGGGACAGCAATGAAGCGATCGCTTACGGAAGATGAGCGTCCAGTTCTTGGCTTGATCATCAACCAGTATCGTATGAAGATCGGAGTAATGCATGGAGACCCGCGTACAACTCCAGGGGGAGAGGGTAAGAACTACGCGTTCTTCACTCGTTGTGAAGTTAAAAGAGACGAATGGATTGAAGTTGGTTCAGGTAACAATAAGGTTCGAGTGGGTCAGCGAATTAAGGTACGGACACTTAAGAATAAAACTGCACCACCACAGCGCGTCGCTTACTTCGACTTCTACTTTGCCGAAGGAGGAGATTGCGCACCAGGTGAGTTTGACTTTGCCAAAGAAGTTGCTTCTCTTGCAGTCGTAAAGGAAATCATCACTCGTAAGGGTGGTTGGTACTACTACGGCGATCGCAAGTGGCAAGGCATCGAGCCAGTCATTGCAAGCATTCGTGAAGAGGTAGATCTCAAGGAAGAGATTCAGAAGAAAGTATTTGAAACATCAGACCTACCTATGGGAGAAGCCGACGATGAGTAATCGTGAGTTCAACATCAACGATCAGGACTGGGCTCATGAACTTGAGAAGGGCGTAGAGGAATACACCGACATGCTCTTTGAAGCCATGTGGGAAAGTTCTGATGACGAGATCACAGAGACAAAGTCGGGAGAACCGTTCTGTGGTTGCTCCCAATGTTTCTGGAGAGAAGCACTCTTCTTCATTGTCCCCAAGTTGTTGCGGGGCTATGAGGAAGGTAAGATTGAACTTGAAGACTGAGGGACAAAAGCAATCACTAAAGCATGAAAAGAGATTAGCCAAAGCCATTGGCGGTACTCGTAATGCTGGATCAGGATCGTTCTGGTCAAGAAAAGGCGATGTCAGATCTGAGGATCTGCTTATCGAGCACAAGTACACAGGGAAGAAAACCTACACACTTAAAGCGGTTGACTTAGAAAAGAATGTAACCCATGCAATCTTGGAGAGTCGCACGCCAGTCTTCGGCCTCAGTCTGAATGATAAGAACTATGTCATTCTTACCGAAGATGACTACTTAGAACTTCGGGAGAATCTTAGGAACAATGATTGATGACGAGACACCGTGGTGGGCAAACGCCCGTTGCCATGGAGCCGCACCTAAATCACAAGACGAAGAAGACATTTTCTATCCACCACGAGACAAACAAAAGTACAAAGAGATTGCTGCAAAAGCAAAGGTCTATTGTTTTGGAGAGACAGGGAAGAATCCATGCCCTGTTAGACTCGACTGTCTGTGGGATGCAGTAGGTAGGTCAGAGCCTCACGGTATCTGGGGTGGACTTAGTCACCGTGAACGTAACGCCCTGGAACGTAAGTACAAGAAAGATAAGAAGTCGCGTAAAACTACGCTGACTCTCAAGGAATACATATTCGCTCAAGAAAGATAGGCTCATGGCATCAGAACTCGATAAGTTTTTAAACGCTAAGAAAGTACCTACACGTCTTCTTGGCGATGTTGAGCGGTTCTTACTGCGACGTGAGCCAGAGCCACGTTCAACCACAGTGTTCCACCCATCAGAGATTATCAAGCACGACTTCTGTCACCGATACTCCTACCATCTCATGACTGGTGGAGAAAAGGCCACAGAGAAGCCATCACTTAGATTGCAGAACGTCTTTGACGAAGGACACTACATCCACGCCAAATGGCAGAAGCGATTCCAGGAGATGGGCATTCTGTATGGCGAGTTCAAGTGCGTATCCTGCGGAACAGTGACCACTGCAGTATCTCCAGAGTGTGATGAGTGCGGGACCGCCAAGACTATGGAGTACCAAGAGGTAACCCTAAAAGACGATGAACTCCGCATCAAAGGCCACACCGATGGCTGGATCAAAGGCCTTGGAGATGACTGCCTTATCGAGATCAAGTCAGTAGGTGCAGGCACCTTTAGATTTGAAGCCCCAGATCTTCTTCTAGATGCCGATAACGATGCAGCAAAAGCATTCAAGAATATCCGTAGACCATTCCGTAGCCACCTATTGCAAGGACAGATGTACCTAGAGTTGGCTCATCGTATGTTTGGCAAAGAGGCCCCACAAGAAATCGTATTCTTGTATGAGTTCAAGGCTGATCAATCCTACAAAGAGTTCACAGTCAGGGCTGACTACGATGTAGTTGAGCCTATCTTCAATAAGGTACGAAAGATTCTCAAGTACATAGAGGACAAGACTATGCCAGACTGCAACGTAGATCCAAAGAATGGGTGTAAAGCATGCAACTCGATCCCGTCCTAAGCAAGAGCGTAGATTTTCCAAAGCCTGCCTACAATCAAGCAGTACTACCACCAGATATCACCGCCCTAAGCAGTGAACAACTGGCTGAGATGTTCACCGTCCTGACAGGTTGGGCAGATTACATGTCCTCACAGTTGGCTCAGGCTCAGATTGCCGAGAAAAAGGCTACAAGGGCTGTGGAGTACGCAGAAAGCATGATGCTCATCACCAAGACGCAAACATCCCCTAAAGGAACCACGGTCACGCTCATTAAAGCCATGATTGATACCGACCCAGAGATCAACCAGTTGCGGGATGACTATGATGAGAAGTATGCTTATCGTAAATTACTGGAGATGATGCTGGGTAACCAGGAGCGGGATATCACTCTGGTTTCGAGGGAAATAACTCGGAGAACATCCGAGAGAATGAGGCGAGATTTATGAAAAAAGTACTACTAGCATCAGCATTGGTTCTTGGCTTAATAAGCCCAGCACACGCTGACACAACACAAGCAATCGCAGTTATTGATTCGGGGATCAATACATCTCAAGTAACACACATTGTTGATGAAGTGTGCATTCTTGAAAACGGTTTTTGCCCAAATAACCAGAAGTTCATGGATGGAATTGGCGCAGCCAATACAGGCAACACTGCAACAAATGCCAACCTAGTTCATGGAGATGAAATGATCTCCATCATTCAAAAGGTAAACCCATCAGCAAATATCATCCCTATTCGTATTATCGGACTTGTTAGCCCTAATGTTCCATACCTCTACACAAACAACGCTGTAAAGATGGCACTTGATTGGGTGGTTGCAAACCACACTAAGTACAACATTACTGTTGTCAACATTTCACAAGGCGGGTTGTTTGCTGGCTGTCAGGTTCCTGCTGGAACAGCAGCAGATGTAGCAGCACTCAAGGCTGCAAACGTTGCCGTCATTGCTGCAACAGGCAACAACTCAAACCGTACAGCGATGAACTCAATCGCATGTTTGCCTGACGTAGTCTCTGTAGGAGCAACCGACAACCCAGATCCAGGTTCATCAGGTAAGCCATATGACATCAATGCAAAACCAACTATTGCTAATTACAGCAACGGTAACTCTGCAACTAGTTTCTACTTAAATGCTCGTTGGTATGTAAAAGAGCCAACAGGTATTACAAAGTTTATGGTAGGAACATCAAACGCAACTGCAGCAATGTCAGCGTGGTGGGCTTTAAATAATCAAGGAACTTTTGCATCTACGTATGCATGGATGATTTCCAAATCAATTCCTACTAGCAATTCGTTTTTATCAGGTAGGTATATTTCCTTACCATGATCATTGGATTAAGCGGTTACGCACAATCTGGTAAAGATACAGTTGCAAATATACTTGTATCTAAGTATGAATTTGAGCGGGTGGCGTTTGCAGACGCCATTCGTTCTATTCTTTGGGAAATGAATCCGATCGTCAAAGATAGTGGGTTTACGCTTCAAGGAGTAATAAACGCATACGGGTGGGATAAAGCCAAAGTCATGTTTCCTGAAATTCGTAGGTTGCTTCAAGAATTGGGCGTAAGTTCTCGCAACACATTGGGTGAAGATGTGTGGGTTATTGCTGTCTTACGCAAGGCCAGTGATAAGAATAAAAACTATGTAATCTCCGATGTTCGTTTTGAGAACGAAGCAGCCATCATCAAGCAAATGAACGGCTATCTTTGGAGAGTTAAACGCCCAAACGTTGAAGCGGTTAACAACCACATTTCAGAATCGGAACTAGATGGGTACAAGGTAGATCAGATTTTAAATAACGGGGGAACCATAGAGGAACTAGAGTTACTAGTCCAACAACGAATGGATGCCCTAATTGCCAACAAAACTGATTGAAGGTAACCCAATACCTAGAGACTCAAAAGTTTCTATTGGAATTGATCAATCGTTAACTGGATTTGCATTAACAATCCTAGATACGACCACACCAACTAACTACCTCACATGGGTATACAAGTCACCGTACTTTGGCATTGAGCGGTTATCAGACATCCGCGAATGGTTGACAGACAATCTTGGGTATGCAGAAGATCACTGGGATGTTGAAGACATTGCCATGGAAGGCACAGTCCTAGCGAGCCAGGCCGCCCTAGTTCTAGGGGAATTATCGGCCACTGTAAGACTAGCCATATACGATTTCTTTCCAGATGAAGACCCAAGACGATTCCCACTCAAAGTACCACCAATGACATTGAAGAAGTACGCAGCAGGTAAAGGCAACGCTAAAAAGCAGGAAATGTTGCTGCAGATCTATAAACGGTGGGGTATTGAGTTCAATGATGACAACGCCGCAGACTCCTACGCCCTAGCAAGGCTCGTTGGAAAATTTTCAATTGATGCGGTCGAGAAGGCAGTAGTCGAACAAATGAGTGATAGCAAGTATAGGGACCAACCTAGGCTGTAGATATGTACCCTTTGTGTAGGGATGGCGCACTAACTCGACACAAAGGACCACAAATTGACGACACCAACTCCACCATCTGGTGAAGACTTTCTAAAAGTAAGCGCTAGTTCCAATCCCCAGAGCGTTGCATCAGCCATCGCCCACGCATGCTACGACAAGCGCGAAGTAAAACTGCGTGCAGTAGGTGCTGGAGCGGTAAATCAGGCAGTAAAGGCAATCGCTATCGCCCGTGGCTACGTTGCCCCTCGCGGCATGGATCTCACAGACAAGCCAGGATTTACTACCATCGACTCTCGTGATGGGGCAATTTCTGCCATCGTATTTCACATTACAGCGTCGTAAAACCGCCGTATCATAGACTCAAACTAAGGAGTCAATATGCCATCTTGGACATCATTAGGACACGCGATGCGCCGCCGCATGGGTGCTCCTTCATCCCATCTCGAAGCGACAGGTGCCTCAATGAAATCTACCTCACTAACCCCAGAGCAAGTGATTGCTTCAGCAGCACACGCTAAGTCACCACGCCGCTACATGGGCATGGATGCAAACAACTTTGAAAACGTCTCTGCACAGCCAGGCAACACGATCTCACGCCCACGTAAGAACACACAGGCCGCAGATCCAACCGCTGGTGGCAAGGCTAACCGCAAGAACAAACTCGCTGGTTCAGCAGCACAGTCAGAGCGCATGGGTGCTCGCTACGAAATTGGCGCAAAGTTCCCAGCAGTTCATTCAATCGAAGCCTCTGCAACAATGCGTAATGCAAAGACCATCCCATCAGTTATGGGACGTCAGGCACCAGACTTCAACGCAGCAATGGGTGAGTCTTACTAAAATGTTATCAATGTCCGAGTTTGGTGACAACATGAAGAGCGGGCAGATGTTTCAGCAACATCCTGAAACACCTCCTCCACTCTCATTGAGTTCATCAAACAATACAAGCGCAGGAGCAGCCACAGCGTGGTCTACCCGTTCCTTGGGACAAGGGCGCACACTCCCGTACACATCAAAGACTGCAGGAACAATCTATAAGTTTGAAGATAATCAGTCTTCACTTCCAGCCATCAAGGAGTAACCATGCCACTTAGCGACGAAGAGTTTGCTGCTCACGTCAATAAGCCAGAGTCAGAGGGTGGTACTGGCGGTGGCTCTGTTGGTTACTTTACTCGCGAACCTGTAACAGGTCGTGGGTTTATGACTGCAGCAGTTCCTATTGCAGAACACACAAAGAAGCGTGGCGCTCTCACAGGTAAGAACATCAGTACCTATCGCGCTAAGTGGGCAAAGGAAGCAGCAAAAGTTCCAGCACGCACAGGACTAGCACCTGTCCATGGTGCATGGGGCAAAACTCAAGACATCTCTGTACAGGCACCAACACCTAACGCAGCAAAGGCGATGGGCACATCTGAGGGTGAGATGGAGTCATACGCACTGCCTCACACACCTGTAAATCGCAAGGGTGCAACCGTTGGTCCAGGTGGAGGCGCAGTACTCCTTCATATGGGACAGTTCGGCAAAGAAAGCGCAAACGAGAACTATCGTCCTGGAGCCCTCGACATGAAGGACGGCAAGGGCGGACTTACAAAGTACGAGTACCAGAATAAAGACTGGAATGTCGTTGGTGGAATGATGCGTGACCCTGAGACAGGGGAGCAGAAGCCACACACTCTCGGTGATGTCCTCAAGACTATTAATACAAATCGTGCCCTAAGACAGCGCAAAGCGATCGGTCGTGAGTAATGGCTGGCGGTTATAACAACTTCTCACCACAACAGAACTGGCAATCACTAGGTTCTGGAGGCGTATATGGGTACAACAACCAAGGCGGTGCGGGTACTCCCGTTGCTCGTGACACACTCGATCAGTCTCGTATTGGTGTCGGTCGCATTCCTTCAGCAGAATATCCTGATGGTTATCTTGGCACTATCCGTTCACGTCGCGATGATCGCCTATTGGATTCAATCAAGAATCGTGTTAATCAGAAGTCGTACCAGCGCGGAGTCCACAAGGGCGAACGCATCGAAGCCTCCATGTACTTCTGGCCTGATGCGGTCAATATGGATAGCGGACTACAGCGCCAGATGAAGGCAGCACTCGTCAATGTCAATGGTGGTATGGTTTACAAGGTCCCACGAGCGGCACCAGAGACACAACTCGCTCCTGCCCCACACCTTGTCAATGATGGTAAGGCAAACACACAGGCAGATGCTCCAACTGAGATTAACGCACGCCGTCAGGCAATGATGGCCTACTTGAGACCTGCGTGGGCATAACATGGCTAAATTTGGCGTAGACCCACATGGTCGCTGGGATCAGAACCTTGCTCAAGAGCAATTTCAAGCACATGTAGGAAACATCATGTCTAAGTACCGTGAGGCATCTCCTGAGTTTGTTAAGGGTGGTAGTGAGTGGTACGACAAAGCGAATAAAGTAGCAGGTCGTGTTGGTGGTGGCGATACTCGTAGAGGTGCAGGAATTATTGCAGCCTTATCACCGCTGAATAACTGGGAAAGAAACGTTGATGAAGCCCATGAACTTGTTAAAACAGGAAATGTAGCAAGCGCCCTTCTTCCAGCAAACGTTGAAAAGGCTCGCAGAATTCACGCAGGAGAAGATCCTCTAGATGTCTTGGGTGGACACAAGGTCACGAACTTTTTCCATAATATCAATGACCCAAGTAGCCCACACGCAGTCACCATCGATCGTCACGCTTACGATATCGCCATGGGAAGACCTTTTGTAGGAGCAGGTGGCGGTAAAGCAAAGCGCAATCTTACTCAAGGTCCTAGCGGTCACACTCCAATGTCTGAAGATCTTGGTTTAGGTTCTTTAGGTCGTTATAAGCATTTTGTACAAGCATATCAACGCGCTTCATCAGAACTTGGTGTCGATCTTCCTCACAGAGTTCAAGCCACAACATGGGTTCAGCATCGAGGAGCAATCGGATGACACAATCATTTGACGGCAACTACGACTACACCAAGCCATGGCGTGCACCTATTCAGCCTGATCAGGTTGCTAAGAAGTGGTCATACAACGGTCCATGGTCAACCAACATGGAGCGCCTAACATCTCAGGCACTCATGGTTGCAACCATTCCAGGAGCCGATATTCAGGCAATGGTTCGCCCACCACTTCCACAGATTCAACTCTTTCCAGAGCGTTTTGGCTACGGCCCAAGTGTTCAACCTGGAATTGAGGATGTCGTAAGCGTAGATCGCAACTATCATGAGCCTAGAGTTTCTTGGTACTCAGGATCTCCTGCTGGTTACTCAGGTAGCAGCCGTAACGATTTGGGGACTAACTAATGTTTGACGGAGACGGCGCCGAGACAATGGAACTACAGGCTAAGAAGGTCATGCAGAATGCCATGGAATATCGTGGATCTGCCCCATGTCCAACCTGTGGAGTCATTATGAATCCCGTAGAATTTATGTATAACCAAGGTAAGTGCCTTAACTGCTTGACCCAACAGAAGGCAAGCCGAATCAAAGGAAAGATGGTCTAACATGGCAGTTAACTCCTCACGCTCAATGAACCAGTCACTCGACGAGGGTGCAACTGATGGCAAGTACCGCAAGGTTCGCCCTAACACCACAGTCATTCCAGGACTTGGCAATGAAGAGACTATGCGTAACCGCGAAGCACTTCACCCATTCTCAGGTTATGGCTTCATCACCTCTGAGATGCCTAACAAGGTAAATCCAGGTAAGTAGTCATGATGTTTGCTGATCGTCGTGCCAATAAGCGTGCATTAAAAGCAGCAAATGGACCAAGTCTTGCACCTAAAGGTTATGAAACTGAGCCTTGGGGACGAGAGATGGTTACCCATGCTGCAACAGAAGGACGTTCTGCAAGAAAAGCAGCAGCACAAGGAATTTCTCGTAAAAAACTTTTTGAGCATTCAGCACAATCGCATGACTACTGGAGCAATCACGAATGTGGAGAGGGATGTGGTCACTAATGGCAGTTACAGCCGTACCAGATCGCGGAGATAACCCAAAGCGTAAGATTAACTTCTATCACGCTAGTGGTGATTACAGCCATAGTGCTGATGTCCGCTGGTTAAATCCTAAAGGCTATCGTTCAGGGCGCCCTCACGGTTCAGAATTAAAGAAGCACATGCCACACATGGGTGGATGGGCAATGCCTGAGTACGATAACAACCCTAAAAAACCAGAATAAAAGCAGTTTAACCCCACAGCCCTTTTAGGGTTTTGTAGGTTGTGTTCCTAACAAAGGAGCACTATGTCAAACGTACCATTACTTGGAGAACGTAAATCTGAAAATGAGCCAACATTTCGGCTCCTTTATTGTCTTGTTTGTCAGACTTTAGAAGAATTACCTCCCTATGAAGGCCCAGTAGAACTAGATCATCTACTTGCTGTGGCGTGTGAACTTCACGTATTTCCCTCAGGTGAACCACACAAAGGCAAACTCTTTGTTCTTCCCCTCAGAGTTTGGGCATCTACAGAATCAAAGCGCGAAATCATTAAGCAGATCAAGGGTGGAGGATCGGCTGGTCTTGCTGAGTTTGATGAGACCTTTTACGACTCTCGCTCTACCTTCATGGAAGGGGCTATGGAGTGCTACAACAAGCATAACAAGCCCAAAGAAGGATGTTTAGATTGGCACGCAAAAGACCGCTTGCTTATTCCAAAAACGCAAAAAGAAAGAAAAGCAGAAGGTATGGGCAGTTATCTTGATGCTCCAGGGCCAAAAACTTATCTATGCGATTTTTGTCCTGTAGCCGTAGGTGTAGCACAACGCAAACAAAAACTGATTGGAAAATAAATGGCACAAGCAATTTACACAGTAACCATAAATGATGACGGAACAGTCAGCACCACCGCAACGGCAGCAGGTGCGGGAGTTTCTCGTCAGGCAACACCTTACGACATCTTGCAAACTTCCAAGGAGTTGGTCTCAGAGATCGAAAATCGTCTTTTAGCAAACCGTGTTGCTCAAGCCGTTATAAACGCCCTTACCCCTCCAGCAGAGCCAACTGTGGCAGAAACTGTTGCAGAAGCACTGAGCGATAGAGGCATAGAAAGCCCACAAAACTAATAGACTTAGGACATGAATCGCTCTGATGGTCTTGATAGGTACGCGCAACCTATCAGCCTGGAAAACAAAGCGACCTCGTACTTCTCTAACCCTGAACAAGATCTAGACCCACGTCTATTCTCTGGAAATCAATTAAAGGGTTGGGTTCGTACTGGGATTTTGCAACTACTCTTTGATTTCCTGCATGAGCAATATCGTCACGCAGACCTTTGGACTCACGTATGGATTGCAGGATCGGGTGTTTCTTACCAGTGGTCTGCTGCTCGTGAACCTGGTGACCTTGATGTTTTGATTGGTATTCACTACATACAATTTCGCAAAGCAAACCCTGAGTATCAGGGTCTTGGCGATACAGAGATTAGTCAAATGCTCAACGAAGATTTTAGAGAGTACTTACAACCAGAGACAACAAACTGGAATGGTTTTGAAGTAACTTTTTACGTCAATCCTGGTGCTACAGATATCACATCAATCAATCCGTACGCCGCGTATGACCTTACACATAACGAGTGGACTGTTCATCCGCAACAACAGAGCGCACCTCACAAACCTGTTTGGGAGGCAATGGCACAACGCGATCGCTCAATAGCCTCTGAGATTGTTACTCGTTACTCAAAGGCATTGTCAGATTTTCAAGGTGCTCAAAATGATGCAGCACGCAGAAATGCAGAGACACGATTGCAGGCATCACTTTCACAAGGATCTGCACTCTTTGAAGACATTCACCAAGCACGCAAGTTTGCATTTAGTCAATCAGGTGAAGGTTACTCTGATTACTATAACTATCGTTGGCAGGCAGGAAAGAAGTACGGAACAGTGCCAGCACTGCGCCAGATGCATGACTACCTGCAGGCATACAAAGAAGGAAACGCCGAAGAGAACTACGGCGTAGAACTACCAGATACTCAGACACTCATTCGTAGAGCGGCGACATACAGAGCAAAAGGATAAATCGTGAACATCATATTGTCACTAGACGGGGTACTAAGTTCGGATACTGGAGAACCAATTCGCTCAGGAGTTGCTCTCTA